AACTATCCAACAAGGTACAAGGACAATCCTTTTCCTCTGAAATACGCAAACTCCAAAATCAAGAGGTATATTTTGGAGAGATGAACAAGAAAGCTATATCCGAGACTAAAAGAAGTTGGCGTAACGCCTTAGAGACTATCAAGCAGGTAGAAGAAGCATTTCCTGAATATACCAAAAGCATCGTACCCGCCACTGTACAAACTATGATGGCTCTTATTGGAAACAAAGCTACTCAATTTGCTTTTGTATCCTCTAAGACAAATCCTATTACTGTACCTCATACATTGTATTTTGATAAAAACACCAAGCAAATCAATGCAGGTAGCGGCTGGCTCAAGCATTTCACACTTGGTACTACTGATATAAATCCTAATCGTGATGCTAATAGCTATAAGTATTGGAACATTCCCACTTTCGTATCAGGTAGATTGGACGATAAGGCTAAAACCTATTACCTCTATATCAAAGCATCCAAAACCACCGAAACGGGCGAGTTTGTCCTATCCGAGACCAAGATAGATATAGAACAAGAAGCAGGCTTTTACCACTTTCTATATGCCACAGTCAATTCTGAGTACGACGGAGAGCGAGGTATATCTAAACTCAATGGATTTACTGAAATCACTGGCGGACAAATCAAAACTGACAAAATTACATCAGGAAATGGAGAGCAGTATATACACCTCTTTGATGACCATATAGAAATCAAAGCAAATCTTAAAATAACAGACGGCAACAAAACTGAGATAAAACAACTTGTAAGCCCTGATTTGCAGTCATTGGAGAGTAGGTTAAAGCAGTACAGCAATCAGCAGGTACAAGGAGAACAGCAAGCTCGCACACAAGCTATTGCTACTGCTAAAACCGCTACAGAAAACTATGCACGAGCACAAGCTGAACTTACCAAAGCACAAGCTATTGCCAATGCCGACGGAAAAATTACAGAAGCAGAACAACGACAAATACAACAACTCCAACAGAAACTCCAAGAGGCTAAAACATTTGCCGAACAAAAGGTAAATGAGTTGCAAGTAGGAGGACGTAACTATATATTAAAGTCAAATGATTTTATCACCAGTGGATATAAATTTCTTAATATATCTCCCTCATTTAGAAATGAGGTTGTAAAAAGTGACAGTATTACATTATCTGTTGATTTGATGTGTAATAATCTTATATCAGAAGGTCGTTTAGGAATTGAGTTTCTCATAAAATATACAGATAACACTTTTCAATATTTTAATGTATGGAGATGGATAAATACTAGAGATATAGGCACTTCTTTTTCTGAAAGAATAGTTAATGTTATTCAAAACGAGCATAAAGGAAAGAAAATAAAAGAAATATCACCGTTAGGATTACACATACAATGTTCAGCTGAAAGCATTAAAATTTCTAATCCAAAATTGGAAATTGGCAACAAACCTACCGACTGGTCACCCGCTCCTGAAGATGTATGGGGTACTATGGTAGATTTAGGTATCATTGACAAAAATGCAGCGGCTATCAATGAAGCCGAAAAAGCCAATATAAAGTATATCAATGGAGTGTTTAGTAAGGGAGGTAATTATGATAGTGAAACGGGTATTGTCAAGAATACAATTACTACTGGTGCTCTTACTGTTGGCAATGTATCTGGAGGAAACGCAGGTATTAATGGAGCTGGTCTTGATGGTAAATCTATTCGTTTCTTTGCGGGTAAGCCTTATAGGTTAAAAGAACAAGCTCCATTCAGAGTAGATGACAACGGCGAACTATGGGCTACCAATGCCCATATATCAGGAGAGATTGAAGCTACAAGCGGGCAAATTGGGCAATTTTATATTAATACAGACAAAAATGATAATAAAGGACAATTATTTTCGGGAGATAATAACACAGGGGGAAATGCTATTAATTACTCAGGGATTTTTCTAAAGAATCTCGTTGAGCAAACAGAAATACACCTTAGTTCCTCCCCTATCATTACCCAGAATGGAAAAGGTTTTTTAGATATAAACTATAAAGGCGATGGACATAATACCATAGGCTCAAATATAACAGTAAGACCACGTACAGATAATGAATTTCAAAAACATTCACTTGCTCAAAAGATAGATGGGAATATTTTTACTATTGGTCAAAGGGCTATCTTTGATGATGGTTATATAGGACTCGCTGAATCTTATGCTATAATTAACAATATAAGACATACACATACTTTTATATTTACAAGTGTAGCTTCTAACATGCATGCTATCTATTTGCCAAACCACAGTCAAATAATACAAATAACAGGAAAAAGTAATGCATCCTTTGAACTTGTTATTGTAATGTCTATTCATGTGGAAGGAAGTAACGTCAGAATACAAGGTGTTAATGGAGGGGCTTTGTTAGATAACAATGGGAATTGGCATGCGGGTAATAACTACGGATATATGGATATGGGTAAAGGAGATGTGCTAAAACTACGATATTACAATGGTCATTATTATATGACAGGACACGATTATTAAAATTTAATTTATACAAATATGCAAATCATTCAGAAAACAACGCGTATCACCGCACAAGAAGAAGTACAATTGGCAAATGTGATGTACTCCTACGAATTTGAGAAAGACCAAAATCCACAAGCAGTAGCTTTTTCTGTACAAAAAAGCTCAGAAGGACAAGTAGGATATTCCTATTTGCAAGGAACAGTAACCGAGCATGATTTTAATATGCAAAACAACAATTTCCAACCATCGGATATTGACTTGATAAAGCATATTCACACCACTTGCACGGCTATCATCAAGGGAGAAAGTGACGAAAAACCAAAATCCAATGATACGAAAAAATAGGTTTCTCGTGCCAAAAGGATATAGGGCAATCACCCTATGTCCTTTCATCTTCGTTCGCAACGATAGTGATAAGTACGATAAAGAGCTTATCAACCACGAACGTATTCACTTGCGACAGCAGGTAGAGACCCTGATACTTCTCTTTGCCATTTGGTATTTCCTTGATTTTCTTTTCAAGTATTTACGCTATCGCAATTGGGATAAGGCTTACCGCAATATCATCTTTGAAAGGGAAGCCTACGCCAACCAAAGCAACCTTGACTACCTCAAGGTAAGGGGTATATGGTGGTTCACCGCTTATTTTAAAAATAATAGTCAATAACAAAAAAAAAATAAATGGAAAAAATATTTGTAATTCTTTGGATACTACTCTGTATCTATATTCTTGTACTCCTTATGATATTTGCCGACCTTTGGAGTGGGGTGCGCAAGGCTAAACGATTGGGTATTGTGCGTAACTCCTACGGATATAGGCGAACCATTAGCAAAATGGCACAATACTACAATATACTGATTGCTTGTACCATTGTGGATAGTATGTATGGAATGCTTTCTTGGTTTTTAGAAACCTATTATCAATATTCGATTTGGTTATTCCCGTTCTGTACATTCTTTATAGCCGTAGTCTTATGTCTTATCGAAATCAAATCGATACGCGAAAAAGCCGAAGATAAGGTGCGGTTTGACCGTGCAGGACAAGCCATTCAACAAGTGTTTATCAATCGTGATAACTTAGAGGAAGTAGCTAAGAGTATTTCTAATTATATGAAAGAAAGTGATAATTCTAAAACAGAAGACCATGAACCAAACACAGCTTAATTTTATCAAAACCTACAAGCCATACGCATTGGAAACAGAGCGTAAGACAGGCATTTCTCATCTTTTTATCCTTGCTCAGTCAGCATTGGAGACAGGTTGGGGAAATAGTGCTCCTGGCAATATGATGTTTGGCGTGAAAGCGTCTATCTCCACACCTCTTGAAAAGCGTCAACTGGTACAAACTACAGAGATTCTATCCACTGACAAGGCTAAATTCCCTGTTATTATCAGTATAGAAAAGCGCCCTGATGGCAGGTTCAAGTACACGGTTAAGGACTGGTTCCGAAAGTACGACACCCCTGAAGAGAGCTTTACAGACCATGCTAATTTCTTCTTTAGAAACAAACGATACGCCAAGGCGTTAGATGTCAAAGCAGACCCTTACAAGTTTGCCGAGGAAGTAGCAAAGGCAGGCTATGCCACTGCTCCAAACTATGCTGATAGCCTTAAAAAACTAATTAAAGAAATTGAAAAAGTAAAATAAATCATTATGACAGAAGTAAAAGAACTAAAAAAAGAGTATGAAAGCCTACTCGTTAAAGTAGAACAATTGCCACGTACAAGAGAACTATCCCTTGTTATTACGAAGTTGGAAGAGGGTCTTATGTGGCTTGAAAAATCAATCAAAAAAAGTCAAAGCAATGTATGAGAAAGATTATGTATTTACTATTAGCCCTTTTGTTATTAACTGGTTGCAGGAGCAAAAAATCAAACCGAACCGAGCACAGAGAAGAGCAAAAGAGCGAAAGAAAGGAGACCAAAGGCAGCTCTACACACGTAGAAAAAGCCCAAAGGGTAAGCACTTTTGACCTTCAGCACTCACAATCTTGCGAACTCACCATTGAGAGTGATAGGGATAGCATGGGCAATGCTAAAGAGGTAGTATATCATCGTATTAGGGATGGAGACAGTGAGACTATAAGAGTACAGGGAGGGAAGGTAACACTTAGAACAATAGATAACCTTTCTAAGAGCTTGAAACAAGCTGATACTACTCTTTATATACACTCACAAGTAAGCCAAAAATCCGAAGCCAAAAACCAATACCTACAACAATCTAAGCAGATACAAAAAGAGGTTAAAAAAGCACCTTTTGTACTTATTATAGGCGCTTTGATACTCGGCGTAGTTGCTTGGATATTGTGGAAATTAAAGCTGTTTCGGTGAAGTTTAAACAGCTTTTAAAATGCTTTTAAAGCCTGCTAAAATAGGAGGATAGGCAGTAAAAAATGTCCTCCGCTTTTTTAAAAACTTTCTCAGGGTATTTAAAAAATAATAGCAACAAGGCTACGGAGGACAATAAGTCTTCTGTGCTTTGTTGCTATTTATCTTTATACCCTGAGAAGTCGCAAAGATACGAATTTTCTAAAATAAAAACACTAAAAACAATGAAATATAATTCAAAAAATTGGCAACGCACACCAATATCCTAC